AAATACTTGGAAGATATATCTTGACAACAACTCTAAATAGTAGTATACTTAACACATGAACTACGCACTTATTGACACAGCAAACACTTTCTTCCGTGCCCGACATGTGGCTTCACGCAACAGTGACACATGGGAAAAAATCGGCATGGCACTTCATCTTACACTAGCAAGTGTGAATCAAGTTGTACGCAAGTATGGCATCGATCACGTTGTGTTCTGTCTTGAGGGACGAAGTTGGCGTAAAGAATTCTACAAGCCATACAAGGCTAATCGTGCTGTTGCTAATCAAGCAATGACAGAAGCCGAAGAAGAAGAAAACAAAATGTTTTGGGAAACGTATGAGGTGTTCACTACATTTCTACGTGAGAAGACCAATTGCAGTGTATTGCGACATGAGAATGCTGAGGCAGATGATCTCATCGCACGTTTCATTCACATGCACCCCGATGATACCCATTATATCATTTCAAGCGATACCGATTTTGCGCAGTTGATTAGCGAGAATGTCCATCAGTACAATGGTGTCAGCAATCAACTAATCAAACTTGATGGCTACTATGATGATAAGAATCGTCTTATCATTGACAAGAAAACTAAGGAACCTAAATTACTAGGTGACCCCGCATTCATTCTATTTGAAAAGTGCATGCGTGGTGACAGCACTGACAATGTATTCAGTGCATATCCCGGTGTACGCACTAAGGGTAGCAAGAATAAAGTTGGTCTTATCGAAGCATACGCTGATCGTACAAAGCAAGGCTTCAATTGGAACAATATGATGCTACAGCGTTGGGTCGATCATGACGGCGTTGAGCATCGTGTTAAGGACGACTATGAACGCAACCGCATTCTTATCGACCTTTCGGCACAACCCGATGATATCAAGTCTAAGGTTGACGAGCGTATCAAAAGTGAGGTGCGCACTGTAACTACACCGCAAGTAGGTGTTCATTTTATGAAATTCTGTGGCAAATATGAACTGGAAAAAATTTCCCAAAGTGCTGACACTTATGCTAAGTGGCTTAATACTCCGTATCAAGGCAAAATTCATGAGCAACGTACTTGAAAAACAATTATATGCGGGCATTCTCGCTGTCTTAAATGATCGTAGTTCTTACTATCAATCTACGATAGGTAAGAAGGGCGAGTATAATCATTTCAATGATGGTGGCAAAGAGGCTATCATGGACTTCATTGAAACGTTTGCCCCATTGATGTTGAAAAAGCAAGATATCGAATTAGATATCAGAGCCAAAGAATTGATCATCAAAGAGTTAAAGAAGTGATTATTGTTTCTAAACCTTCACGCATTCGTACTATAAAATCAACAGATGATGATTTTATGTTACAGGATGAACTTTATGTTGCACCTAGAGCAGGGTTTGAGATTGACAATCATTGCCCAAGGGAGTATAAACTAATTATCGCAGAGTGTATTAATATGGGATGGTTACGACCGGTAGCAAACATAAAAGACCATGAAAAGTTTTGGGAGGAGTTTGAACAATGAGTTACAATGAATATAAAGTTACACTAACTGGACTAAACAAGCGTCAGGTAGATATCCTAGACATGATGTGGTCATTAGATAGTGCAGAAGATTGGGACGATTGGTTTGACACCCTTGATGAGAATACTGCATTCGATGCATTGGTTTTGCGTGAAATGATTCTCCTTGAAATCCATGACCGTGAAGCCGAAAAAGATTTGAGTTTGGCTAATCACTTACTAAGCAAAATTATAAAATGAAGAAGATTTTCTACGAAAAAGTTGGTCGCAGGTACAAGCCTGTTTATGAGTACGACCAAACTTTGATGGACGCATTTCCTAAAGGTAGCCATTTGGTTATGTGTTATCCAGGTGGACAATCCACTCGTTATAATATTAATCCTATGTATGGACCTATGATCGCCGCCGGTCGTGTAGCAGAGGATGCTATTTGCACAGCAATTTATAAGGCAAGTGAAGCAAAGCCTAAAGAACGTCCTATCACTGAGCGTCAACGTAAAGCATGGAATGAAATGAAAGAAGCATTTGGTGATGACTTTTATAGCATTCAATATTCTAGTGCAAGAGACCTTGCAGATGCCGGCATCAAGGCTATGATGGAAGAAGCAGGTAAACTATTAGCGAACCCGTCAGTCAAAAAAGCATACGATCATTTTCTACTAGTATGCGAATTAACAAAGGAACAAAATAATGAGTGAAACTAGTAAATTAATTTGCAGGGATTGCAAACATTCTTTTGTTCCGATCAGTGATCGTATTTTAGCACTTCTTAGTTTTAGTATTAAACCAGCCAGGTATGCATACATGTGTCGAAAGTCATATAAAACTGATGGTGAAGAATTTCATGTGGTAGATGGTCCTACTAAAGTAAAACGACATTATGAAAATTGTGCCGCAACACGACTACGCAGTGGTGTTTGCGGTCCCAGCGGTAGTCTATGGGAACCCAAACATAAGAAAGATTTGTTTCTTATGCTTACAGAAAAATAAGGAAATATATGACAGAGTTAATCGCAAAACAAATTGTAAAGGATCAGTTTTGGGTTGTAACAGATGGTGAGAAAAAGGTAGGAAATATCACTGCCAACAACTCAGGATATGGTGTACAACTCAACGGTACTGTTCTACAATTTAAGAACACCGCAGACATTAAAAAGAACGCTAAGATTAGGTTTGAACCAATCAAGTCTAATAACACTAAGGTGTCAATGCCTTATCCTGAATATCCCACTACTGCGAAAACATATAACAGTATGTTTGATGTAAAGCGTGGATTGCATTTATACACTAAGACTAGAAAGAGTAAATGCTTTCACGCCGCAGGTTATTTTGTAATCGAACAAAATGGGGTCAGATCAGTTCAGTTTTGTCCTAAGTATATCTTTATTCAGCGTTATCCCTATGCAGGACCCTACAAAACTGAAAATGAAGCAAATATACAGATAAATAGTCTATGATTCATATTAAGAAGTTTATGGACAAAATGTCAGTTATGGAGGCAAAACAATCTAAGGATGTAGTATTACCCATTGCTGATGCACGTGGACTTAGAGATGACATTGCTAAATTACTTTCTGACTTGTATGAGTTTGCAAATAAGAAGATTGATGAAAAAGAAAATCAAGTAATTGAGGTACAGATTAAAGGCGCAGGATTTAAATGAGCAGAACACAACCAAAAGTATTGCTAGAGTATGTAGATAAGAATACATACAAATGCGATCAAATCGTAGAAGCCAGTGGTATTTGGGCAGTATTCTACGATGACCAGCCTATCAACCTCAAATCCTCACACTATCTAACAAACGACTCTGCTCCTAAATATAAAAAGACTAGTTTCAGTAATCCCGGACATGCTAGAAATTTGTGCAGGAAGTTAAATGCACAATTTAAGACAGACAAGTTTACTGTTGTCTTTATGAATTCGGGAAGAACCGTCTATCCCGATGACGTATCCAAAGACTAAATTAGAAATCACAAAAGCAATACTTTCAGAAATGTCACATACCTTGTGGCATGAAATACCTATAGATGAAGTAATGTCTAGGTGGTGGATGACAGGTAGAATGTCATCTACTATGCGCCTTAATGATGAAGGTGCCGCCGCTTTCAATCAAGCAAATATTGAATTCTATCAGTTTCCATTAGGCTTATCTAAAGACAAAAAGATAACTAAACCTGAACAATTCATTTTAGAATTATCTAGAAAAATACATTGTCCTTATTACATCGGTGTAAATAAAGAAAAGAAGGAACCCCCTTATATACGAATCTATGATCACAAGATTGCAACAATGATGACATTGTATGGTACATTAAGAGATTACTTAGATTCACTTGACAATAGGATATAATATGTCTGACGAGAAGAAACCCAACCCATTAGCCGCAATCTTAGCCGCTAAAAAAGCAAAACAATTAAATCACAATTCACCTCAAAATAGTAAGGGTGGAAAGATTCCAAAGCCCAGTAAAGGTTTTGGTGGTCCTAGTATGGTAAGACGCAGTGGGCGTGGCGGATAAACCCGTTTAAAAATTTTAAGTTAGTTGTAGGCATAAATAATCATGTAGATTCATTCTACAGAACACACTTACACAGGAGAAAATTATGTTCACAACATTCGCAAACACTGCGATTGATACTATTCAATCGACAAAAAAGATCGCCGTAGAAACTTTCGTCAAGCATGACGATTTGGCAAAATCACTCAATAGTTTCGTAGATTCCCAAACTGAATACACAAAGAAAGCAGTAGAGAACGGTTTCAATACCGCTAAGTCAGTAATGTCTGTATTCTCTGATCCTAAGTTCTTCAAGGATATCACTGCATCAGCACAAGACCAAATTAACTTTTGGTTGCCAAAGAAAGGAAAGTAATTTGTCAGGTAACGAAAAAGCGTTAGCGGCAAGCCGCATCGGGCATATTTTATTGTTAATATTCTCTGTAGGCTTACTATACTTAATCGTAACAATTTAATTACTTTAGGGAATCTATGTTAAAATCAATTATTAAAAAACTATTCAAGTCATACTCCTATGGGCATGCTCTTGAACGCTACATAGCGGCTCGTAATCCACAAAACAATGGTGATGTGGAAAGATATGCTTTTGAATATCAACAAAAATATGTTAGGAACGGATTATGAAATTTCTAACTAACTTTATTGAAAATTTAAAACGCATTCGTGCCGCAGTTGCTTTTGCTAAATTCGGTCAATACGAAAATGCAAAGCGTAGTATAACGGAGGTGAAATGATGACTTATTGGTGGCCATATACAGATGAGGAATGGGAACAATTAAATTACCCAGAACGATTCAATAAACCTCAAAAACCTGTTGACAATGAACAGGCAAAATAATATAATCAGATCAAAGGAGACACACTATGAGCGATAATAAATTACCAGGACTTCCAGAAGTCAAGTTTAATAAGAACGGATACGAACTACGTACTGATATCCTAGCAATGGCTAAAGATTTAGTTGGACAAGAGTTTCAATATAAATGGGCAGGTTGGGAAATGAGTTCTAAGCGTGACGAAAAGACCGGTCAAATGGTCGGTACTGTCAACATGCCTGAGTTTCCTGGACTAGACAAGATTTTAGAAACTGCTGAAAAATTATACGGTTTCGTAAATCAAACTACACAAAAGAAGTAATCTAATATATTAGTTTACAGAGATGCCCGAGAAATCGGGCATTTCCTATTTGACTTTTAAAATTAAATATGCTACTATTTAAACTGTTATTGTAACTATGGGTGACCCATGAAAAAGTACAGTTTGTTACTAGCATTGTTTCTAGTAGGTTGCGGTGGAGGTGGCGGCAGTAGTAACCCTACACCATTAGTAACAATAAGTCCCACAGTACAACCTACAGCAAGTGTAATCACATGTACTGACCCGCATAAATCTGATTACCCACAAACATACAATGGGTGGCGACCTATCCCTAAGCCAACTCAACAACTGCCCTATAGTTATCAGCGTGGTATTAGTTTTAAAGATTATTATCCAGGATGGGTATACGATAGTGCAAGAGGTTCTATTAAAAATTGCACTAAAGACGAATATGTAAAATTGATGTATACGCAATCATTAGACCAAATGCAGTCTAATGGTGTTACTATGACATGGCTATATAACTTTGGACCCTGGAATACCAATGGTGCTACATGGATCGTAGACAAGTCTGAATATCATATTCCTGAATACATGGTAGAGTTTATTGTTGCAGAAGCAAAAAAGAGAAATATTAACATTTATTATGCATGGCAGTTTAGTACACAAGATACTGCACGTAATCATCTATTAACGTTGGGTGAAACATTCACACCTGATAAACTTAATACCATATTAGATGCACACCATACTCAGGTAATTGAGATGGCCAAGTTTGCACAACGTACCGGTATCAAAGGCATTGCCGCTGATTGGAATGCAATGCATATTGGTAATCTTCATGATCCTGCAATCAAAGAAATTTATATCACTAGGTTCAGTAAGATCATTGATGACATACGTAAAAACTATTCAGGTGAAATCACTTGGGGACAAATTGGTTACGTAGAAAACGATCCTAGAATTCTTAATAAGATCGATGCCATTCATCTTAGTTTGGGTGGACCTATTTTGTCTGACGTAGAGAATGTTAATCTATCACCAGAGATTGTTAAGATGGCGATTGAAAAACAAATTTACGGTATGTACAAATCATATAACTGTATTTCTCCTAGCAACTGCCTACACACAAACAATCGTCAAGTACCTGTATTTTTTGAAATTAGCGTACAAAGTAGAGACAAGTATTTTACGCAAGGTTGGATAGAAGATGGGTTCTGTGTGGAAGGTATCACCCCTGCCGGAACAAAGACTGCATGCATCCAAGATACTTATATCGCCGACTTTGCAGTACAGGCAATTGGCATTGAAGGTATACTTAAGGCAGTGGTATCACAACGTGACTTTACTGTTAAGGGCGTGAACTTTCATAGTTCATTTTGGCATAGTAATACACTTGCACCTAGTTACGAGGGCTTCCCCAATCTATCACAAAGCATTCGTGGTAAGCCTGCTGAAAAGATTGTTAAGTACTGGTTTACAGGTACTTGACAAATAATCCAAAATCGATTAAAGTGTTGCTATGAACGATAACGACAGAGACAGTGCCAACTACAAGGTTCTTGCAGGAATCATACAAGAATCCGGAGTAGACGGACTAAAAACTTGGTACCTAGATCAATCCGATGAGCGTAAGGAATACGTCAGGGAACTGTTGGGCAATTTATCTAAGGAAATCAACAACTTACGTACTGCAAAAGTAATGAAATTTCCTAAAAAATTCCGGATAATTCCGGGAAAAAAGGCTTGACATTTAATCGTTTTGGGCTTACAATACATGTATTGACACTGAGAAAACGGAGAAACGAAATGGCTACAGCAATTTACGAAGCATTGACCGAAACTGAAAAGCGTGAAGTTCGTTGCTATGGTTGCACCGAAGCACAAATGCGTGAGGCAGTTGAGCGTAGTATCACTTTCCGTTTTAGCGGTGCAGGCATGATGGCTATGAGCATGCTCAGTGACGCACAGGAAATGATTTCTACCGAATATGGTGAGGTTGACTATATGCGGGCTGAGGATGCCCGTCAGACCATCAATCGTGCTAAGTGGATTATTTCTACCTACTGCATGGATAATAATGGTTGACATTTAATCTTTTTGGGTATATACTGACTATATTGAAACTGAGAAAGCGGAAACATGAAACTGCATAACACACTACAGAACGAAGCCATTCTCTCTAACGTAGGAGAGATCGGTGAGTTCCGCATTCGCAACAGTGCGAAGGCTTTCAACATTCTTTCGTCGGGCCTTTATGCTAACAAGGTTCGTGCTATCATCCGTGAGTTGTCATGCAATGCGGTTGATAGTCACACTGCCGCAGGCAAGACTGACACTCCATTTGATGTTCATCTTCCTAATGCTATCGAACCTTGGTTCAGCATTCGTGACTATGGTACTGGTCTGAATCACGATCAGGTCACTAACATCTATACCACTTACTTTGAATCTACTAAGACTGGTTCCAATGAATTCATTGGTGCATTGGGTTTGGGTAGTAAGAGTCCTTTCTCTTACACTGACAACTTTACTGTTACCACTGTAAAGGATGGTCGTAAGGGTGTGTACACTGCCTTCATTAACGAAGCAGGTGTGCCTAGCATTGCACTCATGGCAGAAGAAGAAACCACTGATCCGAACGGTGTTGAGGTTCGTTTTGCTGTTGAAAGTAACAATGACTTTTATAAGTTCCGTGACGAGGCTTCACGTGTATACACTCACTTCAAACTGCGTCCAGTAGTTAGTGGTTACAGTGAATTCAAGTTCCGTGAAGTTGAATTTAAGGAACGTGATATCATTCCAGGTGTGCATACACAGACTGGTACTTACAATAGCATTGCTATCATGGGTAACATTGCATATCCGATTGATATTCCTAATGCTGACAAGGCACTTGGTGATCTGCATCACATGCTTGGCTGTGGTCTGGTTATGGAATTTGATATCGGTGAACTTGACTTTCAGGCTTCACGTGAAGGTCTGAGTTATATTCCTGAAACGATTGCCGCAATCAAGACTAAGTTGGAAGCATTGAACAGCCGACTGGCTGATCACATTGCCGAACGTGCTAACAAGATTGAAAATCTTTGGGAACGTGCTGTCTATCTGGTTGACACTTCTAGTGAAAATCTGTGGCGCAGTGCTATCGTTGAATATGTCAATGCTACAAAGTTTGACATGGTTGACATTAGTAGCGGTCATTATGTTCGCACTAAGAACTTCCAGTTTACTCCTGAGGTACTTGCATCTAAGTACAACATTCTGTTGCGAGGCTTTACTAAGGCACGTAGCGAAGGTACTTGCAAGAACAAGGGTACTGAAAGTTATTACAACAACGATACCAAGTCCTATGAAAAGATTTGGAGTATCGGCGTGTATAACAATGTATTCTTTGTTGTCAACGATACTAAGGTTGGTTGTACCGAACGTGCTAAGTTTCACTGGAAGAACACTAAGCCCACAGGCAATACTTATAGCGCAACCGTGTTCGTAATCGAAGCCGCAGACAAGACTAAGAGTGTTGACACTGACAGTTTCTTCAAGGATATTTCTAGCCCTAAGGCTGAACATGTCATGAAGGCGTCTGACCTTCTTGAGCGTCAACGTGCAGGTGGCATGGGTCGTAACGTATCTATCATGCGACTTGAGCGCCGTAACAACGGTGGTTGGAATCGCCGTGATGACATGGTATGGCGTGATGCCGGTAAGGCTGACAGTTTTGACAAGACTGAAACTTACTACTATCTGCCACTAAGTGGTTACAACAACCTTGGTGTTATCAGTGACGTTAAGACGTTGAACAATTATTTGGAACGTTCTGGATTGTTCAAGGGTAATGTCTACGGTGTTCGTAAGGGTGACATTGAGGACATTAAGAAGCGTAAGAACTGGGTTAACCTCGATACTTACATTAGCAAGGTTCTGTCCGATCTCGGTACTAACGATGTAATGGGAATGGTCAAGCAGGCTATTGACTTTAACGAGATTTACAAGTACAATGCTATTCAACATGTAGATAGTAACAGTCCTTATTTGGAATTGTACAATGTATTCAAGGATGTTGAAGCCAAGAATGCTAATGTACAGGGCGCTATTGAATTCTTGTGCAAGGTATATAGTGTAGAGACTAAGCAAAAGGTTGACCCCTCTGCATTGATTACTAAGTATAAGTCGGATGTTGAAGATATTAAGAATCGCTATCCGCTTCTTAATTCACTGAGTAGTTATAGCCGAGTTGATGGCAAGGCTGTAGCAGAATATATCAACGCCATCGATATTGTAAAGGCGAAGTAAAATGAGTTATCCATATATTGTTCAGGGTTCAAATATCACTGTTGTCATTGGTAGCACCCCGCATACCATTAACAAGAGCCACATTACTTATGAGCGTGTACTTAATGCGATTAAGGCAGGCGATTGGGAAGTGGTCAAGGATATCATTGAGCCTAAGAAGGTCGTTATCGAATTTGGTAAGGGCAACGTAAGTGTCCAGGGCGATCAGGTTTTCTGGAAGGATCGTGAAATGCACAATGCGCTAACCAAGCGTATGGTTGCTATGATTCAGGATGGCTTCCCAGTTGAACCATTGATTGCTTTCATGGATAATCTTATGGACAACCCAAGCAAGCGGGCAGTTAACGAACTGTATGGCTTCTTGGAAAAGAACAGTCTGCCAATTACCCCTGACGGTCACTTCCTTGCTTACAAGAAGGTCAAGTTTGACTATAAGGACTGTCATACAGGCACTATGGATAATAGTGTTGGTAAGGTAGTTGAAATGGAACGCAACGAAGTTGATGATGATCAGAACCGCACTTGCAGTACTGGTCTACACTTCTGCTCACGTGAGTACCTCAATCACTTTGGTGGTGAGCGTATTGTGATTGTTAAGATCAATCCACGTGACGTAGTTTCAATTCCAACTGACTACGATAACAGCAAGGGCCGTGCATGCCGTTATGAAGTGGTTGACGAGATTGACAAGGAAAAGGCTGACGAGGCCTTTGCTAAGACTGTCCAGGCAACTGCTACTAAGGAAGCAAGTGTACTAACTGAGGAAGACCTCAAGGCACTGGCCGCACTTGTTAAGACTATTAAGGATGGCGTAAAGCCCTCTGATGTAGCATAAAAACAACAAAAACTTGTTGTAAAACAGCGACTTACTAACACTAGGTCGCTGTTTTTTTTGGTTAAAAAAGGCTTGACATTTAATCAATTTGGGCATATAATACATGTATAGACTGAGAAAACGGAGATACAAATGAACATTGCTCAAATCATTCTCACGCAAATCAAGACTCTTGACCCAATGGCAATGTTTGCTTGGGGTGCTAAGGATCTTGTCAACATGGGTGACGGTCTTAAGTTCAAGACTTCGGGTATGACTCCGTACAAGGGTCAGGTCTATATCAAGTACAACGAAGGTCGTGACCTCTACGAGATTCAATTCTTCCGCATTCGGAATGCAGAGTTGAAGATGGACAAGATCGTTGAAGATGTTTACGCAGAGGACATGGTCGGCATCATCGACAATTTTGTCGGTTGACAAATAATAGATTTGGGTGTATAATACATAGTATTGAAACTGATAAAGAGGAATTACAAATGGCTCGCTATCAACGTCCTGTTCTGAACTTCAACGCTAATGATGTTTGGGGTGCGTCTGCCGCGGCACAGCGTATCAACAACGCATACCTCAAATCGATTCCTGTTGACGAGAACTATCAGCCGGTCGAAGGTGTTCAGACCAATCGGCAGATCATTGACACTTTCCTCGCTAACACCGACCTTATCACTCAGGCTGATCGTGATGAAGGCGAGAACATTCGCACATACTACAAGGGTCTGACCTTCAAGATTTTGCAGGGTATCAAACTGAATGATTTTGATAACACTGCCATGACCATTGCTAACCGTGACACCATCGAATCGATGTATGATGTTGCTGTCATTGCTAGCCTCCCCAGTTGCTATCTCCGTGCTAAGGTACGTGATGATGCCAACGCCCGCGTCCGTGATGCTGATGGTGGGTTCATCAGTAGCCCTGGCAACAAGATTACACTTGATATCGAGGTTGTCAAGTGCATCTATTCTCGCAACTACAACACCTACTTTGTGACTGGTATTACAGACAAGAATCAGGCGGTGTTTTTCAGTTACAAGGATAGCATGAATGCCGGCAAGCGTATTAAGATTGCTGGTACTGTCAAGGCTCATCGTGACGATTCTACTCAACTCAACCGTGTTAAGGTGATTTAATGCAATTTCTATATGGATTTATTTTTGGTATCATTGTATCCACAGTAGGCTTTAGTGGTATTGCTAAACTAGCAGACAATGGCGTTAACAAAGTTAAAGAAACAGTGCAAGAGCAAGCAAATAAATGAACTTGACAAAATACAGTCGTAACAAAATCCTAGAGACATTTCAATACTGGAGTGTCCCTAAAGATTTTGCCGATCCTATGTTTAACTACCTTGTGTATGGATATCAACCGGGTAGTTGTTTCACAAGTGTTCTGGCTAATGACTTTAGTGGTGCTATCATGCGTAGTCATCCGAGTAACACAGTTGAAGCATTCAAAGCATTGGTAGGTTGGATAAATGATTATGTGCCTAGTATGGCTCGGGGTAGTTACGAAGTAGTTGAAGCATGGACTAATTTATCTGATAGTCAACGAAGGGCTGTGCTTGAAGGTAAAGGTTTAGTTTTTTCTACCGAAGAAGAAACTTGGAAAGTTCTGAATGGTGAACCTTCTACAGAACCACAATTATATTAAGGAGATAAAATGGCTAAACTATATCGCATTAAGCCAGTAGATAAGAAATCTATCTATGCTGTCTATGACGTTTACAAAACTGATGAACAAGGTAATGTTCGAGGTTTTGTTGTACGTGAACTATATCGTTGGGGGCAAGGCTTCCGTGAACTAGACGAACCGATTTATGCAGAGGATACATGTATCATTGTCAATACTCAATTGGGTTGGGGTTGTGAACTAGATGATGGTATCAGTATTGACTTTGAATTTGACGGTGACTTCACTGACGAGGAAAAGGAAGAAATCGAAAATCTTTGGTGTAACGGTGACCCAGAAGATCCTGATGGTAGAACTAATGCCGCTTGGTTGTATGACTACAGCGATTGGGAAGTTGAAGATGATTATGTAGAGATTTATGGCCCCTTTACTGTTGACATTATCGATGAAGATGTGTATAATGAAATCATTGAAGAGAATATTAAACTAGAAAACAGGCCCAAACTAAACCCAAATAGTGCGTGGCCCTTTAAGTAATAGGAAATTATATGTCAGCAAGTTGGATCGCAAAACTTAATGAATCAGATGGTCGTCTACACAAAGAGGACGTACTTAAGCAAGCCCTTAGTGCCGCTAAACTAGGTAGTGTCAATGCACAGCGTTTTCTAACTTTGCTGAAGGTTTGCTACAACCCATATGTAACATTTGGTGTTAGACAAGTTCCTGATATTCTCTTTGAAGACAGTACCGAAGTTGATAGCGAAAACCCTTGGGAAGAGTTTGAATTACTTTTGAAGGAACTAGGTCAACGTGTATTGACTGGTCATGCCGCACGGGATGCTATTGAAGAAATGTCTCAGAGGTTCGATAGTGTAGAATGGAATAAGTTTTGCGCCCCATTGATTCGCCGTGATATGCGGGCAGGCATTAGTTCTACTACTATCAATAAAATCTGTAAGGGTACTGACTACGAGATTCCAGTGTTTGGTTGCCAACTCGCAACTAACAGTGAAGGTCGTCCTGAGATGCGTGGTACTAAGCGTCTTGAACCTAAACTTGACGGTGTGCGTGTATTGATGACGGTCATTCACACTGACTTTGGTGAAGTACTGACTACTTGCTATAGCCGCAATGGTAAGGTCTTTGAAAACTTTACGCATATCGAAGATCAGGTTCGTGAGAACTTTACTAAGATTGTTCGTGCATCAGGTAAAGCAAAAGATGAATCACGTGCATTGACTGAAGGATTTGTTTTCGATGGCGAAGTGATTGGTAATAGTTTTCAAGAACTAATGCGTCAAGCTCGCCGAAAAGAAAACGTGCAGGCTAATGATAGCGTGTTCAATATCTTTGACGTTATCCCATTGCAAGATTTTCGCAGAGGTCATTGGAACGCACAACTTAAAAAGCGTATTGCATTGCTTGAAGCAATTAGGCCTGTTATCAATGAAATGCCTAACGTAGAATTGCTACCTCACATTACAGTTGACCTTGATACGTTTGAAGGTAAAGATCAACTTGAGCGTTATGCTAAGGATAACGTGAATGCAGGATTCGAAGGCATCATGATCAAAGACCTTGATGCACCTTATGAATGTAAGCGTAATACTTTTTGGATGAAGTGGAAGCCAACTATCACTGTTGATTTGGAGGTCGTAGGTGTCGAAGAGGGAACTGGTAGAAATGTGGGAAGACTTGGTGCATTGGTTTGTGCTGGAGCCGATGACGGCAAAGAGATTTCTGTCAATGTTGGCTCTGGTTTCAGTGATGCTGATAGAGATAGTCTTTGGAATGATCGCAATATGGTTATTGGTCGTACAGTTGAAATCTTGTGTGATGTGATTACACAGAATCAAGATGGTACTTATAGTTTGCGTTTCCCTCGCTTTGTTCGTTTTAGGGATGACAAGTAATGAACATTGCCCAAGAAAATATTGCAAGGGCATTGCGTGAAGAACCATTGTTTGCTACTAGACAGTGGCTTTGTCGGTTAAGAATTCATACTTGGCTAAAATGGGGCGATCCTGTTAAGACTAGGCGTAGTGCATATGATTATGTAGAGCAATATCGCATATGCGGTTGTTGTGGTGTAGCAGATCGTAAAATACTTTCAAAGGATTAGGAAACACATGAGCAATCTTTGGTTTAATATTAGATTCGGTACATATCATTGGCAATGGGGACCTGATGGTATGAGTTGGCGTGAGAATCCTAATCAAGTGTCCTGGCGTAACACGCAACCTAAAACTTGGAAGTGGTTTTCCGTATATTGCTTATTTGGAAAACATTTCTAATGTTCATTCTGCATTTCAATAATTGAGAAATTTACGAGGAAAAGAAATGAGTGGATTAGGTATTATTCAGGAAGAAGCACCACAACGTTGTGAAATGTGCGGGATAATTGAAGAGTGCAGACCATATGGTCCTAATGATGAAGAGATTTGCTTTGAGTGTGCTATGAAGGATGAAGAGACTACAAAGCGCAAAATGAATCAATATATTTTTGGAGAATAAAATGGTAACAATTGTAAAACATGAATGGCATCAGCACGATAGACAATATGCTATTGAACTTGATGAAGCACTATTAAGTGAAATTTATCCTGATTTAGATGAGGATGAAATTGCACAGAAACTTGCTGATATTGAATCAGGTGATGAGTCCGTTGATCAAGTTATCGAAGATGCCTATGAGAATGATGTAGAGATCGAATGGGATTTTCAGTATGATGACTGCTGGACCGATCGCAAGGGCGGCTATGATGTTACTTACGAACTAGGTGACGAGTCTAGTTGGGTCACTCCTGATGCACCACCTGAACCAACTCACAAGTGTACTAAGTGTAAGTGGAAGGGCCAAAGTTACGATGCTGAATGGCAATGGGAAGATAGTGAAGGCAATTCGTATGACGAAGCCAAACATGTCTGCCCAATGTGTGACAGTGACCTTGAACTAACTGAACACGGTGTTGTTGAGGAAGAAGCAAAAAAGAAGCGCATGGCAGAAATTGATGCTATGTTTGAGGACGATGAATGATTGAAGAAGATTTTGAACCATATGATTACAGTCAAGGTCAAGATTTAATCGGTAAAAGTTTTACTTTCGATGATGGAGATAGTATCGAAGTCATTCAAGTAAAGCGCCGTGAGACAGGACCTTGGGTGACATATCATATTCAACAAGGTCCTGGCATACCTAGAAAGATGATTATGTCACTAGAAGAGTTTATGGATACATATGGACATCTTTTCAAATAAGTCTATAGATTTAAGGTCCACAGGGGCTAAATACTAGATGACTTTTTTGAAGAGAATTTTTAGCCTTCCTGCCTTAACCTTATTGGTAGCACTTACCTTAAGTACCATCGCGGCATGGTACAGTATTTTAGGATTAACTGCAATCTTTGCGGCTGCTGTTATTCCTATTATTATCATGGGCGGCGCATTAGAAGTCGCTAAAGTAGTAGCCACTGTATGGCTACACCGTTATTGGGATCGTGCGGGCTGGACGCTTAAACTATATCTAGTGCCTGCTGTTATGGCATTAGCATTACTAACCAGTATGGGTATCTTTGGATTCCTATCTAAGGCCCACATTGATCAGGGTGTACCTGTCGGTGATCAAGCGGCTCAAGTAGCCTTACTTGATGAAAAGATTGCCAACGAGCGTCAAAATATCGATGCCGCACGTAGTCTATTGAAGCAGATGGACGATGCAGTTATAGGTATTACTGCAAGTAAAGATAAAGAAATTAAACAACGTGATGGTAGTGTGTTCTCACAGAGTGGTGCTGAACGTGCTGTAGCAGTACGTAAATCACAAGCCAAAGAACGTGCTGATTTAACTAAACAGATTGAAGAGGCACAGGCACGTATTGTAAAGATTCAAGAAGAAAAAGCACCTATTTCTGCACAACTACGTAAAGTTGAAGCAGAAGTAGGTCCTATCAAGTATGTCGCCGCTATGATTTACGGTGATAATCCAGATGCTAACACACTAGAACGTGCTGTACGATGGATGATTATTCTTATCGTTTTCGTATTTGACCCATTAGCACTTACAATGGTTATAGCGGCTCAACATAGTTTCAGATGGATGCGTGAGGACGAAGAAAAGAAGGATGATGAGATTGTACCTTCACCCGCACCGACTCCAAAACCTGTAATAGA